TTCTGCTTCGACGAGACATTAGGATTCCCTCACTTTATCACCAAAAGAAAGGGGAACAATAGAAGCGTTTGGTGAAAACACGCCTCTCCCCTGTTGGTCGCCGGCTATGGTTGAAGACCGGCCCGGATGCACAAGATCAAGCGCTTCCGACGCACCCGGAACTCCAAAGACCACACCCGCCTGAATTAACCCCGTCGTATGAGACCGAACGGGACCTAATCCGAACCGCTGACCTGCCAAATAGGCCGGAACATCCAGCCCATACCGACGAACTGCCTCAAGGTCATACTGCTTCTGCGGGATCGCCCAAGGCAATTCCAGCGTAAAGCCCGCGATTAGAGGGAATTGGCCCGAAAGAGGGGCCAAAACAGCCATCTGCGCGCTCCCAATCAAGCCAAACCCAACCAGCGCAGTAAGGCCAAGGACAGAATTGCCCACACCAAGATTAACGTCTGGATAATCAGAGTCCAAAGAAGGACCCCCAGAACCAGGCGACAACGAGAGAGTGAGACTAACAAGCGGAGCAACCATAACATTCTGACCCTCCATTCAGGAGAAAGAAAGCGAAACACGCTGCGTCTGCCTCACGGCAGTCACTCAAGAGGACGGACAAACCACCCCGCACATATCGCAGAGCCGACGTATCACGAAACTGCGACTAAGCGAGTGAACGGAGAACTTACCAGGCTCCCCATTATCTTTGCTCAGGAACGAACAAGCCAGCTCGACCTCCTTATCACCCCTGATTATCGCATCAAGGGCCTCCAGAAGCCAGCCACCAGTCGCCTCCACTGCCCACAGCAGAAAGTTGTCGAAACTTGGATGGTCCCGACACGGTTCCATCTGCTGCAGCCAACGATACAGGTTAAAGTGACCCTTCCATCCGACCTTCAAACGGCGTTCATGGCCGGTCATCCCTATGAACGCCCTACAGATAGGCCGAATCCCGACCGAAAGGCCGTTAGGTCGGTAGTTTTCATAGTGCTCCATTTGCAAGTAGCACGCTGAACCCACCTCATAACGGTTCTTCTCAGGGTCAGGTTTGATCGTCATTCCCAACTCATCAAGCATTACGCGAGAAAGCTCCCCGACACTATCGAGGCCTGAAAAGGATACGAGAGCGTCGTCCCCTTGCGTTAACAAGCGGAGGACGCGTGCTCCTACCCGGTGAGCGCTATAGTTAAGCGCCCACATATTCGCGTAACAGTCGATTTGGTTCGTCAGTACCGAACCAGAAGGCACTCCACCCCGCCTCTCACTTCCGTGAAAGTAACCACCCGGGAAGTAGAGCCCAGACCTCATGAACGCTTCCGCGACGAAGCGAACTTGGTCACGAGCTTCAGAAACGAACCAGGATTCTATCACAGAAAAGACTCGTGATAGGACCTCCTCAGGGACTGAGGCATCAAACTGAGTGTAATCCGCCGATAACACTCGTCCTGGTGCGTTGTCGAACAGGTTGGTCACGACTTCGTTCACACGAAGTTGGCTCGTCCACGCGCAAAACTGGTCAAGCGAACGGAAAGCCCGATCCATAGCCTTTTGGAGACCCTTCTCCGCATTGGCAACCACCCTGCAATACATCGACAGCGCTCTTCGAACGGACCATTGGTGTAACCCGACTGGCGCAGCCCTCGATGTAGCAATCGAAGGATAGTCCATTGCACAGTCAAGCGGAAAACCCCTCTCCTCGAGTCTTTTCGATTCGAGGTAATACCAGTAGAGATTCTCCTGATCCGATGAACATCGCGGGAAGCCCATGTTGGTGTCGACCTGGAACATACACACAGCATCATCCATTGGTATTGGACGGAGCCTTTTACGTCCCCGGGGCCACAACTTAGCAACCTGCTCAGTCGCAAACGAAGCGGATGGGCCGTGAATACGAACATCACGAGCCCGAAAGGGCTTCTCCAGCCGGTCACGCAAGGACTCCCCTTTCTGTGGGTGTTTGACATCCCACGGGAGATTCTGGTGACCGCCGAGACCCTTACGCTGAAGACCTTCCGCCCGTAGCAACCTACAATCCTGGGCATCAATCTGACACGCGCTCCATAACGATTCAACAAGCTGACCACGGACCAAATCCGGGTCAATCGCTGAATTGCCCACAAGGGGCGTAACGTGATCGTGGGGATCTCCACGACGGTACTCCTCGAGGAAGTTGAACATGGCGTCCTCATCCTCGGGGGTGCATTCGAACAACTCACGCATGAGTCGTCCTCCCAGTTAACGAAATCCAACTACTGGGAAACTCCCTGTCGCCAGGGATTCGTTTCC